AATGTCGTTTACGTTTGTTGCACCATTAGCTGCAGTTGTTGGGTTAACCCCAATAGTTGTTGACATTGTGCTGTTTAAAACTTGGTCAGCAGTAAATGCCAAATCAGATGGAATGTGGAGGCTTTCAGCTTGTGCGCCGATAAGAATACCACGGTCATCTTTGATTTTTGAAATGCTGATAAGAGCAGTTTCTAGTGAAGCTTCTGACAAGTCAGCAGCACTCAATAGGTTGCTCTGGTTGCCAGCACCGATAGTTGGGTGCGAGGCAGAGAAGAATGGTTGCCCATCCCCACCAGCAAAGCTTGAATTAAAGCCATTGTTAAATACGTCAGCAGCTTTAACTTGTTTTGTGTTCGCCATAGCACGAGCCAAACCTTTGGCACGTAGTTTAGCGAATGTGTCATAAAGATTATCTTCCATAGCTTCTTCTGTGACAGCGAATCCAAGAGCAATAGTCTCGTGTGTGTAACGAGATGTAAAGCTTTCAGAAGCGTCATCATAAGAAACAGCAGCACCCTCACCTTTTACAGGTGCAGTACCGAAGCCTGTGAAGAGAACCTCTTCTTCAAATGCACGGTCACTGTTCTCAGTTTCAAACAGTGGAGCGTGTTCATCAGAAACTTCCCCATACTCAAGACCGAATACGGCATTAAGACCGGGGAGAAGCTCTTTTGCAATACTTGCACGATTAATAGCCATTGTTATTTATCTCCCCTTAGTTAGTTGTAGTCACTACAGCTGAAGTCAATACATTTTGGTAATCGTCAGCCGCATGGTTAAATTCGACTTCTAATTTAGTAAATGCATCACCAACAGCATTGTTAGGCTCATCAACGATAGCAATAACACGCAAAGCACCATTTGTAGCTTTACCTGTTGTACCAGCAGTTGTTTTAGCGACGATGGTTGATTTACCAGTAAAGGTAGAACCACCAGCAATTGAGCTAACTTCTACGTTTCTTCCTACGATGCCAGCGGCAACAGTAGCATTTGAAGAAATGATGTAAGTTTGTGTCGGGTTATCGTTAACTAGACCAACGATGTCTGTAGCAGACACGCCAGAATAGAAAGGTTTAAATTTTTGTTCCCCGTTTTCGACATAACGACAACCTTGGAAAGTACCAATAGGCACTTCAGTTGAAGTTACACACGGTGTAAGTGTACCAGAAGCAATACGTACAGGCGTACCTGTGTACATTGCTGTAGCACCTGAAGCAATAGGATATTCATTCAGGCCGTTACTGTTTGGTGCAGCACCACGAACACGGGAAGGCTGAAGTCCAGTGACTTTAGTATCAGACATATTTTTTCTCCTTCAGTGTCTAAATTTATGTAACCAGACTTCGCTTTCCTTTTTTAATCAAAAGTAGGATTACGACCTTTGGTTACATTAGTTCTGCTTTGATTTTGAATTGGCATCTTGCGGTCTGATGAGTTTTCAAGCTGTGCATTAACAGCATCAACCATCTCTGCAGATTGACTTTCAAAATATTTTTGTCGAGAATTAGCTTTAAGAATAGGCATCTTGACAAGTGCTAAGTCTCCTCGACACACAGTCCCTTTGTAACGCCCTTCTTCTTTAATTGCAGAAGTATGGGCTAATTCAGGTACTTCCTCCAGATTAACAAACTCCCAGCCTTCTGCTAGGCGTTTACCTACGTTAGTATAATCATCTCCACCTTTTAAGGATATACGTATCCAACGAAGTTTCATTCCATCATTTGTAAATCTATTTGATACAGATTCAGGAATGTCTAAAAGATTTGGTTCACGATATTCGTATTCTTGTTCTCTGGTTTCCAGTTCACGACTCTGAGCTTCACGTGTTTTTTTACTTGTCATCGGTTTCCTCCACGCTATCGGTTAATAGTTGTATATTCGCCTTCAGCATTTTCAACTTTAAGCTTTTCGGCTGCATACTGTTCAAGTGATATACCCCATTTATTAGCAAGACGTACATCCTCTTGTGAGAGTTTTACTTTCTTGCTTGATGAGGTTGACGGAGTGCGTGAAGCTCCAGCGACCACTTGAGCAGGTTGTGACGTTTCCTGCGGTACGGGGTTAGCGGCAGTATTGCCACCAAATTTATGTGGAAATGTATCAGCAATACGCTTATCTACTTCCAGATAAAATTCATCTTCAGAAGGGTCATATCCTTCTTCTTTTAGCTGCGCATCAATTGCAAGAGCAGCAGCTGTCATAACTTGGTCTGAGTTAAACCATTCGTTTTTATGCGCCCACATAATAGCTTTTTCATCATATCCTTGATAAGTAGGAGCTTGTTGAACAGCTTCAGGTTGTGGTTGTTCTTGTTGTACTGTATAAGAATCTAGTTCTTTTTTATAGTCAGCAAAACGAGTAGTATCTTGTTGTGCAGAATTTAAAGCTTCTTGCGCCCGTAGAATTAAATCAGAGTCTCCGCTATCTACAGCACGTTTGTAAGCATCTCTAGCTAACTCAAGTCTTTCTTTAACTTGGCTTTCAGAAGATGTTGCATTTTCTAATAATGCTTTTTTATATTCATCTTCTTGAGATTGCAGCTTTACCTGCATTTCTTTATTGGCGGCAACTAGTTTTTCTATTTCTTCTTCTCGTTCTTTTTTTTGTTTGACGAGCTGCCTAATTCTTTTTTGTGCGCCGGAGGTTTCTATACCTTCAAGTTCTTTTGGTTCTTCTGGTTTAACAGTTTCCTCAACGGCGGCTTGAGGTTGTTCTTGTTGCGGAGGAGCTTCTTCTTTTTGTTCTGGAGCAACAGCTTCTATTTGCTGCTCTGGCTCTTCTCCTTCTATTTCATATTCTATTTTTTCTTTCTCTTCAGCCTTTGTAGGCTCAATCGTAGACCATTCAGTCTGTGACATGTTTTTACTCCTTTTAACGTCCACAGCGAAAAAGACGAATTACGCTGTTCCTATATATTATATATTATGTATTATTGTTTCGCAATAGTGCTTAGTTAGATAAATTGTAGGTAGGGTCTAAATCTTTTGAATCTTCAACTACCATTTTAACATCGTCATCGAAAATAAGCAAGAGCTGAATACCTTTATAAAAGAACTTAGTTCCACTATGCTTTCCATAACATATGTAGTCACCTTCTTTACACCACGGGCGACCTTTAAATTTATCATCAGCATAAGCAAGATTACCCACTCGTAAGACCCTGCCCACTGTAGTAAGATAAGCCATATCCGATTTGATAGAGTCTGGTAGAATGATTCCACCTTTTGTCTCAGATTTAACAGATACAGGGCGAACCAAAACATTATAACCCGGTATTTCCGGTAAAACTTCTGGGTCAGGAACTTCAGCATCTGTAATCCATTCATCATTTTTTATTGCATTAGAAATTGCTTGCATATTAATCCTCTTCAATATATCTATTGGTAGTATCTTTAATTATACTAATTGAAATCTCAAAGCCGTTAATTTTTCCAACAGCTTCACGATAACTAGGATAATCCGAAACACTTCCATATGCAAGCGAATTTTTTACTTCATCAATTTCTTTTTGAAGTTCTATAACTAAATTTTCGTAGAGTGTCAAATATCTTTACCTTCTTTAATAAATTGCATTAAAAGATTTGCAACTGCTTTTGACTCCTCTAGTTCATTAGCCTCCTGTGCCTTCATCAAGTCACCAATCAAGTCCATAGCTTTGAGAACACGTTTATTATTTCTGTCCTCTTCTTTCTGAGCATCTTTTAGTGCATCACTAGCACCAGCTTTTTGCGCATCAAGAATAATTTTTTGTTCTTTCAAATCAAGGTCACGTTGTTTAAGTGCGGCATCAACTTGTTTATTAGCCATCTGAGCTTGTACTTTTTCTTGCTCAACACCAAGACGTTGAGCTTCTAGTTGTACCATTTGACCTTCAGGTGTAGCTGCTTGTCTTTGTTGTGCCATAGCCATACCTGCTTGCATAATTTGTTGTGCAGCTTGTGCTTGCATTGCAGCAACAGGGTCAGGCATTTGTGATAACATAGCAGCAACTTGTGGGTCTTGCATAGCTTGCATTGTTAGACCTTCAATTTGCTCTTCATATTTTAACATTGCATGTTCTGATATATTAGCCTGTAAAGCACCAGCAACTTTAGCAAACGCAGGATTTGTTTGTTGATTCATTGGGTCTTGTATGTAAGCACCTTTAACCTGCATATGCGCATCGTGATTCTGTCCTTTAAATGCCTTAATAGGATTACCTTTATTAGCAGACTTAATATCTGATAGCGGGTCTTGTGGCTGTGCCTCCTCTTTGTAAGGCATAAGTTTATCTACATCTGGTACATTTGCAGTTGTAAGAAGCATACGATTAATTGCTTCCATGTCAAACATATCAGGAGGAGATTGTGCTGCAATCTGTTGTACCATTTGAATTAACAACATACGTTGAGCATTAGAAGGAATATTAGGGTCAGATACTGGAACAATCTCTACATCACCATTAAAGTCTTTTTTAAATACTTTTTCAAGACATCCCGGAAGTTTGTAAGGATATTCGTTTGGTAAATACTCATAATCAACACGAGCAAGAATCTTGAACTCATCTCCTTGTGCCTTGTGTAATCTTTTATGAATAGCACTAAAGAATTTACTTGAAGCCTCAAGCAATGCCATAGTTGTACCAACAGGACCATAGCCTTTACTATCTGCAATTACTTGTTCAGTGGAGTCTGCAAATTTTTGACCAGCCCCTGTAACAAAACTGAGCATGTTAAACAAAGTGCCAGAAGGCTCTTTAAAGGGAAGAGGAACAATAGCCTTAGATAAGTCAACACCCGTAGCCTCGACCTCTTTAAATTCACCCGGAGCAATCGGGTCATTATCACCCACGATTCGTACTCCTTTAGCTTTAAAGCCACCCGGTAGGTTAGCAAACTGCCCTGCGTCCAGAAGACTGCGCATAGCAGCAGTGGCAGACATAGTAAGATTGCCAAGGAAGTGAATAAGACCCAGCCCGTAGAAACCAAAACCAGGGACATACCTGTAATGGGTGAAGTGCATCTTCTTCTCATATCGTTCATCCCCTTCTTTCCAATTACGACGAATTGATAGAACAGCACCAGTAGATTCTTCTACTGTTACAATATAAGGACATGCTCGTTTACCATCATGCATTTTGTCTTCAGGCATTTCAAGATAACAATGCTGTTCAAGTAATACATACTGTGGGTCATTATCTCCAGCAGGAGAAAGACCAAGAACAGTATCCATCTTTTCTGCCATGCCTGATAATTGTGGAATACCTGCGTTAGGTAACTCTACATCAGCATACATTCCAGAATCTATACATCTACCCATATCAACAGGGCTGCGATATATAACATGAGTATAACGGTCTGCTCTTCTAAGGTCAGTCGCAAAGTAAGATACATAAAACTGGTCAATAGGAACAAACTCAGAAACAGGGCGACCAAGACTAGAATCATAATAGATTTTTTTAATTGAAGAACCAATTAAAGGCAAATGAAATAACATACGCTCAAACTCATCAAAGTATTCAGGCATTTGTGTTGTAACCTGATAGTTCATAAAGTTTTGAACACGATTAGCTTGTTGTTGTTTTTGTATTGTAGCATCGCCTAAGACTTGAGCTTTTACTGGTCCTTTAGCTGGAAATAATTCTTGTGATGCTTTAGATTGAAACTTAACGGCTGACTCAATTAGTAGTGGATGTACAGCAGTAGCTGCTCCTTCAAATGGCTCAGTAGTATCCTCTAGTTTTAAACCAAGAAGGTCAAAGCCACGTTCAAACATAGATTCCCACTCAGCACGAGAATCTTTGTCTACTTCGTATCTATCAATAACACCTCGACCTATTTCCTGAAGAGTTTCTTCATCTAATTTATCTACTAAGTTTTCATAAAACTCTGTTTCAATTTCAATCTCAACTTCTAT